ACGATATCGAGACCGTAGAGCAGGACAGTCAGCGACTGCTCACCTACCTGGGAGTCAACGTAGTCAGATGACCCAACCCGTCTTGATCCGCGTCGACTTTGTCAATATGAAAGAGTTCGAAGCTCAATTGCAGCAGTTGTCAAAGGCGGTCGGAAGCAACATCATTGAGGCGGCACTTACATTGGGTGGCCTGAAGATCCAGGACGAATGGCAGAAAGAGGCGCCGTGGAAGACCCATACCTTTCAGAGATCTATCCACGTTGAGTATCAGAAACTGAGCGATTACTCTGGTGCGGTGCTCATCGGGACCAACCTGACCGAACCGCCGTATCCCAGATATCTGGAGTTTGGGACCATTCACATGGCCGCGAACCCTAGTGGACGACGGGCCTGGGATCAGTCAATTGACCGTGCTAAGAAGGAAGTGATCGACGTGTTGAACTTGACTCTTGCGAAGGCTGCAGCCAAATGAGCTTTGAGACGGATCTGGTGAGCCACCTGCGGGCGCAGATCGCGCTGAACGCGCTGGTAGAGGATCGCATCCATCCCGGGCTGCTTCCACAGGAAGCTGTCCTGCCGGCACTGACCTATTTCACCGTGTCGTCAGAGCGGCCGTCGAGCCAGGGGGGCTACTCAGGACTCGCGACCATCCGCCTACAGGTCAGCGCGTGGAGCACGCTCTACTCGGAGGTTCTCGAGGCGATCCGCCTCGTGCGACTCGCCCTCCAGAACAGGACGCCGCTCGGCGTCGGGCTCTTGCTGGGCGAGCATGATTTCTACGAGCCTGACGTGAAGTACTACCAGCGGGCCTTTGAGATTTACATCGAGAGGAAGGAGGTGGATTAGTGGCGGATCTAACATGGACGGTCGGAACGTGGGGCGGCCAGCCGAACTATAGGTGCTCGCGATGCCCGTTCGCCACAATGAGCCTGCCAAACATGGAGGCCCATTGGGCGACCAAGCACGCGGCGACACCGGCCGAGAAGCTGGCCCTGGCCAACGCAGAAACCAAGCCGAGGCCAAAGAGAGAAAAGCGGGCGGCCAAGACGTCGACTCCGGTAGTCAAGCCGGAGATCATCAAGAACGTAGAGAAGGAGGCACACAGTGGTACGACTAGCATTGACAGCACAGCAGTTGATCGGGAGATACCCGGTCACGCCGCTGACAGCAGGCTCAGCGGACTTCGTATGGACACTGAGCGGCGCTGACTTTGCGGACGGATTCTCGTTGCCCTTCACGGGCAAGGAAATTATCCTGTTCCGTAACGACAACGTCGGCGTTGTGACAGTGACGCTCAATAGCACCGTCGACGACAAGAACCGGACAGGGGACATCACGGCCTACTCGCTCGGCATTGGCGACTACGTCGCGCTTGGTCCCTTCCCCAAAGACGGCTGGCATCAAGCGGATGGCAAGATGTACGGCGCTGCGTCGGTTGCCGACATCTCCATCGCGGTCCTGAAACTGCCGGCTGGGATGTAGGAGGCTGACATGGGGACAAGCGCAATACCAGCGTATGGTACACTGCTCCAACTCGGCGACGGTGGGACGCCAGAGAACTTCACCACGATCGCGGAGGTCAGGGATATCGGCGGCCCGGAGCTTGGGCTCGACACGGTAGACGTGACCAGCCACGATTCGCCGGGCGCATGGGAAGAGCTGATCGCGACAATCAAGCGCAGCGGGTCAGTGACCTTTGGGATCAACTACATCCCAACGGGAGCGACCCACGATGCCACGACCGGGCTAATCGCCTCGTTTGCGGCCAAGACGCGCGAGAACTTCAAGCTCGTCTTCCCGGACGGCCTGATGACTACTTGGACGTTTGCGGCCTACGTGGTCGGTCTTTCACCGAGCGCGCCTGTCGCAGGTGAGCTCAGTGCATCAGTCACGCTCAAGCTCACGGGGCAACCAACGCTCGCGTAGGCTAGAGCACCAGCAGAAGGGAGAGCATAATGAAGGCACTGCTGACGAGAGAAAAGATCCTGGCGGCAGATGATATGCGCCAAGAGAGGCTCGAAGTGCCCGAGTGGGGCGGCGACGTCATCGTTCGGGGTCTGACGGGTGAACAGCGCGATCGGTTCGAGAATAGTCTATGGAAGGGCCGCGGAAAGCAGCGTATCGTGGTCTCCACGAACATGCGCGCTAAATTCGTGGCCCTTTCAGTCGTCGACGACAAGGGCAAACTGCTCTTTGCGCCGGCAGACGTGCTCGCTTTGTCGGCGAAGTCCGCCAAGGGGCTCGACCGCATCTTTGCCAAGGCGCAGGAACTCTCCGGCATCTCAGACGAGGACGTCGCGGAGCTGGAGGGAAACTTAGGGAGCGGGCCGACCGAAGATTCTACTTCCGACTCGCCATTACCTTAGGCTGGCCGTCGGTAGCCTGGGGGCTCGCTCATATATCCAGCCGTGAACTCACGGAGTGGTTCTACTATTTCCAACTCGAGCAGTGGGGCGAGGAGCGGGCAGACTTCCGCGCAGGGACCATCGCTGCGGTAGTCGCCAACTCCGTCCGCGATCCTAAGCGCCGTGCGAAGCCGTGGGTGGCTAAAGACTTCATGCCACCGTCGATTGAAGACCGGCTGCTGGAGATGGAGAAAGAGGCCGAACAGGAGTGGGTTGAAGTGCACGGGCCACTGCCTGCCGGAGAATCGGTCATCGATCAAGAACGCCTGGCCAACTCCATGCGCATGTTGGAGACGGTCAAGGTCCTGAACTCTATGTTTGGCGGAACCGACAAACGCAAAGGACTCTAGCTTGGCAACATTGATGACGTTGATGTCCAAACTGACCCTAGACTCCCTGCCGTTCCGCAGGGAGATGGACAAGGTTGGCTCGGTCACCAGGAGCCAATCCACGGTGATTGGGAAACTCCTGCAGGGTGCGGGCGCTGCGGCTGCCGTGGGCTTCGCAGCCGCCACAGTTGCGGCCGTGGCGCTCGTCGTGCAGGGAACCAAACTCGCCGCCACGAATGAGATGCTGGCGACCTCGCTCGAGGTCATTGGCAAGAACGCCGGCTGGGAGGCAGAGGAGCTCTACAAGGCGGTCGAGGCCGTCAAAGAGAAAGGGATCACGACATCGGCGGCGACCAAGGCTGTCACACTGTTCATTCAGGCACAACTAGCACTTGGGAAGTCGTCTGAGGTGGCGACTGCCGAAATATCGAAACTGGCCCGTGTCTCTCAGGACCTTGCTGTGGTCGCGGGTGTCAACTCATCTGAAGCAATGACGACGTTGATGCAGGCTACCTCCAGTCTTCAACCCATGTTGCTCAAGACCTTCGGGATCGTGGACGGTCTCGTTAGTATCTATGGGACGTACGCGGCGGAGCTGGGCAAGTCGGCGGAATCTCTCACCGAGGCCGAGAAGCGCCAGGCGTTTCTCAACCGCATCTTCCTGGAGGGCGAGAAGGTCGCGGGGGCCTACGAGGCCGCGATGGGCACCGTGGGCAAACAACTCACCAGCCTCCCACGCTATGTAGAAGAAGGAAAGGCGGCCATCGGCGAGATCTTCCTGCCGATCATGGGTGCCGCTGTGTCGATCGTCACGGACTTCTGGAAGGCCGTCCTCGTCGCAGCCCCAGTCCTCAAAGAGAAGCTGACGCCGGCCGTTCTGAAGTTTGCGGACGCGATGCTGAATTTCAGGCAGAACATCGAATCGACGCTCGCCTTTTTCGCTGCCAATTGGGAAGCCATCTTTGCGGCTGCGGCGGCAGTGATCATCATAACAGTCATTCCAGCGCTGGGCGGAATGATAGAGACGGTCCTCATAGCTACTATGGTGCTTAAGGATTTCATCATTGCGCAAGCAGTCGCACTCTGGCCGCTAGCCCTGGTCGCGGGTGCGGTTTGGCTGGTCGTCAAGGCTTATCAGGGATTCAAGGCAAACCAGGAAGAACTCCAGGCGACCAATGTTGCGACCAGTTCCGCGCTCACAATGGCCGCAGAGACCTATGACGAGTATTCCAACAAGGTACTCCAGGCGACTGCGCATCTATATCCCTATCTCTCGGGGTTGGACAAGACGTCCCAGAAACTCGCACTCCAGCGTCAGGGGTTGCTCCAAACTGAGGAGTCTTGGAACGCAGCAAATCTCGGTGTCATAGAGGCCACAGAGGAGCTTGGCAATTACTATGCCGCCATGGAAGAGGTCAATAAGGCGGATGACATGCTTAAAAGTGCGGCTGAATCAACGATGCTCCTGGCGCGAGAAACTGCAGGATTGAAGGATGCGACGCTCGATCTCGGGGCGGCATATGCCGAGGCACTTGGTTCTGAGAAAGTCCAAAAGGCACTTGGGGACCTCCAGACTATGATGCAGAATCACGCCGACGAGACAGTGACTATCGCGGCCACAGCCCTGCAGGCCCGAGCAACCGCCCAATGGCAGTTCGCCACCGAGCAGAGGATTGCGACGGCGCAGTACCAAGCCGGGATGGAGCAGATGGAG